TAGAAAAAGAGGAAAAAGAAAAGTGGCGGTAAAAAGAGCTAAAACTAAAAAGTCCTCAAAGTTAAAAAGAATAGGCGTATCGGGGTACAATAAACCAAAGCGTACGCCTAATCACCGAACAAAGTCTCATGTAGTTGTAGCCAAAGTTGGTACAAAGACTAAGACTATAAGGTTTGGACAACAAGGGGTGTCGGGAGCAGGAAAATCTCCAAAAACAGCGGCACAAAAAGCACGAAGAGCCTCATTCAAAGCTCGTCATGCCAAAAATATAGCTCGTGGCAAAATGTCTGCGGCTTATTGGGCAAATAAGGTAAAATGGTAAACAAATTTAAACAAAAAGCTAAACAACTTTGGAACATGATCAATGGTACAGACAGAAACCTAGACGGTAAAGTCGATATAGAAGATGCAATGTTAGCAGCAAGGCAAAAAAGCAAGAAACGTTCAAAGAACGTTAAGGAGAGATAGAGATGTCTATGAGATTAATGGCAGCAGAAGCTGCTTGTGGCGTAAACGTTGGCGGAGCTTCAACTTTTGAGAACGCAACAAATGTAAGACTAGTAAATTCTGGAGCATCAACAAGGTTAGTAACTGTAGCAAATGCAGCAGACGTAACACTGGCTTCAATTACAGTCGCACCCGGGGAAGTAACATTCCTAATAAAAGATCAAGACCACCAAATATTCGCAGCACATGCTGAAGTATTAGGTGTTCCAATAATATGGAGCTAAACTTGGGCAACAAAGAGTGGTTAGAAGATATTGCTGCTTACAGCACTTCTACACTTGCTCTGCTTAATAGAAAAGCAGAAAAGTCCAAACAGATTTCCGATGGAGATCAGGTTATGAGTGAAATATGTATAGGATACTTGTATCTTTTACACACACTAAACACACAAGGGATATTGGAAACAAAATCAATAGGTAACGCATTAAATAGAACTGTGCACTAATGTTAGATATTAGTAGAACAGATATAGTAAGTGATGCATTTATGGACTTTCCTCAATCGGAAAGGTTTATTAAGTTACCTATAGATTCATACCTTGACTTGTTGGGAATTACTCCTAACAGTTCACAGACAGCTCTAATTAATGCTGTCAACAACCCAAAATACAGATTCGTATGTGCCGCTATTTCTAGACGGCAAGGGAAAACATATATAGCAAATGTTATCGGGCAACTTGTTTCACTCGTGCCAGGTTCAAACATTCTTATAATGTCACCTAACTACTCTTTGTCTCAAATATCATTTGACTTACAAAGAGGACTAATAAAACATTTTGATTTAGAAGTCACGAAAGATAATGCAAAAGATAAAGTAATAGAACTATCCAATGGTTCTACTATTCGCATGGGTTCAGTCAATCAAGTTGATTCTTCTGTAGGAAGATCATATGATTTAATTATTTTTGACGAAGCAGCACTAGCTGATGGCAAAGACGCATTTAACGTCGCCCTTCGTCCAACACTAGATAAAACTAATAGTAAAGCAGTATTTATATCTACTCCTAGGGGTAGGAATAACTGGTTTGCAGATTTTTATCACAGGGGTTATAGTGATGAGTTCCACGATTGGGCATCAATCAGAGCTACTTACCACGAAAACCCACGCTTTAGTGATGAAGACATCAGAGAAGCAAAGAAAGCTATGTCCTCAGCAGAGTTTGCCCAAGAATATATGGCAGATTTCAACACATATGAAGGACAAGTATGGAATTTTAATTTTGAAGAGTGTGTTGCAGACTTAAGTCAGCTAGATACTAGTAATATGGATGTGTTCGCGGGATTAGATGTTGGGTATAAAGATCCAACAGCATTGTGCGTCATAGCTTATGATTGGGATCAGCAAAAATTTTATCTTATAGATGAGTACATGGACGCAGAAAGAACCACAGAACAACATGCCATAGAAATTCGCCAAATGATAGAGAAATATAGCATTGATTACATTTATATCGATTCAGCAGCACAACAAACAAGGTTTGATTTTGCTCAGAATTATGATATTTCTACTATTAATGCTAAAAAATCTGTTCTAGACGGAATCGGGCATACGGCCGGTATCATAGATAACGATAGATTGATAGTAGATCAAAGATGTTCACAAGCATTGTCATGCGTAGATCAATACCAATGGGATCCAAACCCCAACTTACTGAAAGAAAAGCCAAAACATAATATGGCAAGTCATATGTCAGACGCACTAAGATATGCGCTGTACACATTTCAAGAATCTTCAGGGAGTTTCTAATTTTGACCTGCCTAAAAATAAGTGTTGACATGAAGGTGAATTTTTGGTATAATTTTATATAAATAGGAATTTATGGATTTAAAACGAGATTTAGTCAAGTACGTTAGAGATAAAGCGAAATCTAAATATAAGAAAGACACCCAGTGCTTTATCTGTGGTGACACAGAACATTTAGACTTTCACCATTTCTACGGAATGACCGAGCTTCTTGACACTTGGTTGAAGAGTAAGAAAATTACGATAACATCAGCCGACGAGATCATGGGAATTCGTGAAGAGTTTATTGAAGAATTTACTAACGAGATTTACAATGAAGCTGCTACACTATGCAAAGCCCACCATCAACGGCTACACAGTATTTATGGTAAGAGACCTACACTGGTGACAGCACTTAAACAAAAAAGATGGGTGGAAAAACAGAGAGAAAAACATGGCATGGTATGACAGACTATTAGGTAGAGACGTTCAAGATCAGGAAAAACTGAATCCTGCACAGTCGTTTATCGGTATGGACGAGGGTATGACAATTGACACCCGAGAAAACAAAGACAATTACAGATCAGCATACGAAGAACTAGAAGTAGTTAATCGTGCTGTAAATATGATAGTAGACGATTCAGCAGATATCAAATATGATGTTGGAAATAAAGTAAACGGTATAACACCAGTTGTAGAAAATATTCGAAGAACTCGCGTTGACTTATTACTTAATAAAGAACCAAATCCTTTTCAAGATGTTAATACTTTTAAGAGAAATCTTATTATTGACTTAATGATTGATGGGAACATCTTCATATATTTTGATGGAAGGCATTTATATCATCTTCCAGCACAGAACGTAACTATTCATTCTGATACTAGTACTTACATTGAGAAATTTACATATGATGGTCATGTTGACTATTCTACGAAAGAAATAATACATATTAAAGAAAACTCATTCAAATCAATATATCGTGGAACTCCAAGGTTAAAACCAGCGTATCGAACAATGTATTTACTAGACAATATGAGGAGGTTTCAAGACAACTTCTTCAAGAATGGAGCAGTTCCAGGATTAGTACTTAAGAGCCCTAACACTCTTTCCGACAGAATTAAGGAAAGAATGCTGCAAAGCTGGTCTACTAGGTACAATCCAAAAAATGGCGGTAAACGCCCACTTATTCTAGATGGTGGACTTGAAGTTGATTCTTTAACTAAAATCAATTTTAAAGAACTGGATTTCCAGACATCAATATCAGCGAATGAGAAAATAATTTTAGAAGCTATGGGCGTTCCGCCTATACTTTTAGACGGTGGGAATAATGCAAATATTAGACCTAACCACAGACTTTACTATTTGGAGACTATTCTTCCGATAGTAAGAAAAATATCATATGCCTTTGAAAGATACTTTGGATTTGAACTAAGCGAGAACGTCACAGACATTCCTGCTTTACAACCAGAGTTAAGAGACCAAGCTGCATACTATGCAACATTAGTCAACACGGGTATTATGACACCAAACGAGGCTAGAGAACAAATAGGTCGTGAACCGCTAGACGGACATGACGAACTAAGAGTTCCAGCTAACATAGCGGGTTCCGCAGCGAACCCCTCAGAAGGTGGACAACCACCGCAAGAAGAGGAACAGGATAATGGCGAATAAGAAAGCAGTACTTGAACTATTAGCAAATTTTTTTGCTGAACAAGGAAAAGTTTTAACACCAAGTGAATATAAGTCTATGGGGTACGAAGATGTACCTATGAGATTTATGGTCGCAAAAAGACCTTTCGGGTCTTGGTCGCGAATGACTCAGATGTTAAAAGTTAACTTTCCAGACCAATGGGCCAAAGCTAATAAAGAAGCAGCACCTACTACAGCAAAAGCTGAAGTAAAAGTCGCTCCAAAAACAGCAAAGGCAGCTCCCAAAAAAGCTAAGGAATAGGTAGGACATATGGAGAAAATTTTTCATTGGACAAATACATTCAAGACTCTAGGCGAGGACGATGACGGTAGTGTTAATATTAAAGGATTAGCATCTACTAATGCAATGGACCGAGCTGGAGATGTAATCAATCATGATGCATGGATAAAAATGAACGGATTAGAGAACTATAAAACTAACCCAATCGTTTTATTTAATCATGATTACAACAAACCTATTGGTCGCGCAACTTCATTAGAAGTTACAGAAAACGGTCTGGAATTTGGAGCGAAAATCTCTAAATCTTCAGGCGAAATCAAAGATCTTATTAAAGATGGTGTTCTTGGGGCCTTTTCAGTCGGTTTCAGAGTCAAGGATGCAGATTATAACTCAGAAACTGATGGATATACGATAAAAGATGCCGAACTATTCGAAGTATCAGTTGTAAGTGTACCTTGTAACCAGGGAGCAATGTTCTCGGTTTCAAAGTCATTCGACAGCATGGACGAATACAACGATTGGAAAACGCACTTTAATAATAACGAGGCTCAGAATACTTCTGCGCCACAAGCCGAGGATAAAACCTCAAAACAGGAGACTAAAATGTCAAATGACACTAAA